CAAGGGGATTGTCTTGAGGTTATGAAGACACTTCCAGATAAATCAGTTGATATGATTTTGTGTGATCTTCCTTATGGAGCCACTCAGAATAAATGGGATAGTGTTATTCCCTTCAATTTACTCTGGGAGGAGTATGCGAGGGTGTGTAAAGGAGCGATTGTGCTAACGGCCTCTCAGCCCTTTACTAGCTTATTAGTGGCGAGTAACCACAAGTGGTTTAAGTACGCTTGGGTATGGGAGAAGAGTGCGGCAACAGGGCATTTAAATGCAAAGCGTATGCCCATGAAGTTGCATGAAGACATTCTTGTGTTCTGTAAGGGTTCAACTCCTTACTTTCCACAGGATTTACAGCCTTTTAACAAGACTGTTCGCAGAGGTTCTAATGGAACGAACTTTGGAGATAGTGGTAAGGAGAACCTTCAAGAGTTCACTAACTATCCCAGATCAATCCTGAGATACCCAACTGACCCGAAGCCTGTACACCCAACACAGAAGCCTGTAGCACTAATGGAATACCTGATTAGGACATACACCAAAGAGAATGAGGTCGTGCTCGATAATTGTATGGGAAGTGGAAGTACAGGAATTGCATGTGTCAACACCGGACGTAGGTTTATAGGAATCGAACGTGACACTAATTACTTCAACATTGCACAGGAAAGAATAAATGGAAGATTCATGGCTCTCTCAAGTTCAAAAGAAACTTGATAAGATGCCTCCAGAAGCATTAGAGATCAGGGAGACTGCTAAACAAGACCTTTATTTCTTCGCTAGACTGGTAAATCCTGGCTATATGTATGGCGAAATCCACAAAGAGATTTTCAAGTGGATGCAGGATTACACACTCTTCGGGCAGGGGAAAGCATCAGTAACAAATAAACTGATTATGCTTCCTCGTGCTCATCTCAAGAGTCATATGGTGGCTACATGGGCTGCGTGGATTATTACACGTCACCCTGAAGTAACAATCCTGTACGTATCCGCTACTGCTGGCCTAGCCATTACACAGCTTTACGCCATCAAGAACATCCTCACCAGTCCTCAGTACACTCGCTACTTCCCTGAGTATGTACACCCCCAAGAAGGCAAGCGTGAGAAGTGGAGTCAGGATGCAATCTCTATTGACCATCCTAAACGTAGGCAGGAGGGTATTCGGGATGCAACAATCACCACTGCTGGCCTCACTACCAATACAACGGGCTGGCACGCTGACATCCTGATCCCCGATGACTTGGTAGTGCCTGAGAATGCCTACACCGAGGATGGACGAGACAGTGTGATGAAGAAGGCTTCTCAGTTCACCTCCATCCTGAACGCGGGTGGCTTCACGATGGCTTGCGGAACTCGTTACCATCCTGCCGACATCTACGCAGACTGGAAGAAGCAGGAGTATGACATCTATAACGACGATGGAGACATTATTGATCGTGTCCCTGTGTGGGATATCAAGGAATATGTTGTAGAGCGTGATGGCGTGTTTACATGGCCTAGAGCTGTACGTGCAAAGGATGGGAAGGCGTTTGGCTTCGATGCTCAGGTGCTCTCCAAGATTCGTGCTCAGTACGGTGACAAGGTTCAGTTCTACGCACAGTATTACAACGATCCTAACGATCCTGGAAGCAATCGTGTTTCACGAGACAAGTTCCAGTATTACGACAAGAAGTTCTTGAAGCAGAGCGATGGTCATTGGTTCTACAAGGGCAACAGGCTCAATGTCTATGCCTCCATTGACTTTGCATTCTCTCTCAGCAAGAAGAGCGACAATACCGCAATTGTGGTGATTGGCATTGACTGTGATGGCTTCATCTACATCCTTGATATCGACTGCTTCAAGACAGACCGTATCGGAGAATACTTCAGCCGTATTGCTGCCCTTCATAGCAAATGGGAGTTCAACAAGCTTCGTGCTGAAGTCACTGTGGCACAGAGCATTATTGTGCGTGACCTGAAGGATAAGCTACGTGAGGAAGGGTTAAGGCTTTCCATTGACGAGTTCCGTCCTACCCGTAAGGAAGGTACGAAGGAAGAGCGTATTGCAGCAGCCTTGGAGCATCGGTACGAGAACATGACCATCTGGCACTACAAGGGTGGATATACCGATGTCCTTGAGGAAGAGCTTGTACTTGCTCGTCCTGCACATGATGACATCAAGGATGCCCTTGCCTCTGCTGTAGAGATTGCAGTGAAGCCTAAGACAGGACGAAGGAATGAGGAACGTTCCAACATCATTCAATTTAATTCCCGCTTCGGTGGGGTAGCATTCCGCTAAAGGACAATAATGAGTAAGAAAGTATTAGAGATTGGTAAGGAGTTTGGTCAAGACAGCTTGGCTAAATACATTGCCCATACATGGCACATCTATAACACGCAACGGCAGGACAAGATCAATCTCTGGAAAGAGCTTCGTAACTACGTCTTTGCAACAGATACAACCACTACGTCTAACAAGACGCTTCCTTGGAAGAATAGCACTACGCTCCCCAAGCTCTGTCAGATTCGTGACAATCTTCATTCCAACTACATCTCTGCTCTGTTCCCCAATGATGACTGGCTCAAGTGGGAAGCATATAGTAAGAACGACGCAACGAAACAAAAGGTTACAGCAATTGAAGCATATATGGGAAACAAGACTCGGGATGGTGGTTTCCGTTCTGAGATTAGCAAGCTTTTGTACGATTACATCGACTACGGCAATGCCTTTGCTACAGTGGATTATGAATCATCCTTCCGTACTGACGAAGCTAACCAGCGTATCCCTGACTTCATTGGCCCTCGTATCAAGCGTATAAGCCCTCTGGACGTTGTTTTCAATCCTCTGGCTACTACCTTCAAGGACAGCTTCAAAATCGTCCGTAGCCTGCGTAATATCGGGGAATTGAAGGTGATGGCAGAAGAGCAGCCGGACAATGCTTATCTGAAGGACGCTCTCTTTAAACGTCAGGAGATGTGTCAGCGCTGTGCTGCATATGGATTGGAAGATGGGGATAAGGCTGAAGGCATTCAGATTGATGGCTTTGGCAACTACTTTGAATATCTCCAATCTGGCTATGTAGAGTTCCTGGAGTTCTGGGGTGACATCCACAATCAGGAGACTGGTGAGATTCAGAAGGGTGTTGTCGTCACCGTCATTGACCGCATGTACGTCATCCGCAATAAGCCCATTCCAAGCTGGCTAGGACACGCTCCCATCTACCACGTAGGGTGGAGGCTTCGCCCTGACAATCTGTGGTCTATGGGGCCTCTGGAGAACTTGGTGGGGATGCAATACCGCATTGACCATCTTGAGAACCTGAAGGCTGACGCCATGGACTTGGCTGTGCTTCCTCCGCTTGTCATCAAGGGTGAGGTGGAAGAGTTTGAGTATTCACCGGGGGCTGAAATCCATATTGATGAGAACGGTAGCGTAGAAGAGCTTGCACGTAACGTTCAATGGGTGATCCAGTGTGACAATGCTATTCAGATTCTGGAACAGCGTATGGAGATGTATGCTGGTGCTCCTCGTGAAGCGATGGGTATTCGTACTGCTGGTGAGAAGACTGCCTATGAGGTACAACAGCTCCAGAACGCGGCAGGACGCATTTTCCAAGAGAAGATTACCCACTTTGAGGTGGAGCTTCTGGAGAAGGCCCTGAACGCTATGCTGGAGACTGCCAAGCGTAATCTGGATGCAGGGGATGTTGTACGGGTGATGGATGATGACCTGGGTGTGGAGCAGTTTATGTCCATTACGCGGGAAGACATTACAGCCTCTGGCAAGCTTCGTCCTATCGGTGCTCGTCACTTCGCTGCACAGGCACAGCTTATGCAGAACATGACAGGCATCTTCAACAGCCCCGTAGGACAGATGATTGCGCCTCATACGAGTTCTAAGGCACTTGCCAAGCTGGTAGAGGACATCATGGGCTTGGGACGCTACAGCCTCTTCTCCCCGAACGTAGCAATCTTTGAACAACAAGAGACTCAGCGCTTGGTCAATCAGGCAGGGGAAGACCTGATGGCTGAAGCACAGATGCCACCACAATGATTAAACGATTCTTTGAACGTATTCGTTGTAAGTATGACCTCCATGATTACTGCGATGATGTTAAGTATAAAGTACCTATGCACTTCTACAAATATACGTGTGAACGTTGTGGGAAGGAGTTTGGAATTTGAAGACAGCTTGGACTAAAGGGCTGACGAAGGAACAAGAGACAGAGCTTAGGAAGGATTTCGTAGGCTCTGTCATCCTCCGCAGACGCTTGAAAGAGATTGTGGAAGAGAAGATTCGGACAACCAGAATCGGGACAACTTCCAAGGACGCATATGAAAAACCAGCTTGGCCTTTCATTCAGGCAGACGCAATTGGGTACGAAAGAGCCTTAAATGAAATTATTTCGCTGATTTCAGAAAAATAATGTCCAAAACAGGCTGATTTTTAAGTATTAGATATTACTTATATAAGTATATAGATTCGAAGAATCGCTAAATAAAACTTCTAACTAACAAACAACTTACAAACAAGCTTGTTGTTAGATTTAGCGTCTCTTCGAGACATTAAATACTTAAACGCATAAAAGAAAAAGAATGCGTTAATCAGATTACTTGCCGAAGGCGTTAGTTGTTAGAGACAACGCTCT